CAGTTTCGCATCGACTTTCGGACGATGCTTGTCGATGAGGTCGAGATCCGCCATCAGGTTGGCGACGAGGGTTGCGTCGCCGTCCTGGGATGCGCGGACGATGCGCGCCTTCAAGTCGTCGCGCGCCATTTCCCAGCCGCGGTCTTCCGCCTGGCTCGAGCGGCTGTCGATGGCGCGGGTGCGCTCCAGTACTTCGGTGAGACGGTCGCTCTGCTCTCTGTGGCGCCGGTCCTGGTCGAATACCCTGTCCTGCAGGGCCCGGTTCTGCGCCCGCAGATCGGCAAGCTCCTGCTCGACCTTGCGAGCGTTAGCCTCGGCTTCATCGGGCGCAGCAACGGATACTTGCCCGTCCGCAAGCAGATCGGCCGGTATGCCGCCGCCGTCGTCGTCCGGGGCGGGCGCCCCGTTCGGTGTTCCTGTCATGACGTTCCTTTGGGTTTTGGCTAGTCTTCGGCGACGGCGACGGCGCCTACGCACTTGTCGTCCATCAGGCGATAGGCCACGCCGTCTTTTCCGTATTGGACGCTGCCGGCATACCGTTCGAACCATACGCGCTGGCCGATTTCCGGCCTCGTGCCGTCGAATGGCCGCGTTCGGTCGCTATTCCATTTCCAGGCGGCCTCGCCGAGGGCAACGAGGATGCCGGTTTCGGCCGCAAGCCCGTCGCGATCCTGCTGGGCCTCGGTAAACTTGATGCCGCCTGCGCTTTCGTCCGGAGCCTTGTCGGGGAGCACGAGCACGCGGTCCCCGATGGGGAGAATGCCCGATGTATTCTTGCCGCTCCACTGCGCCGGGATATACTCCCCGAGCGGGGTCAGAAGCCGCTTCATCGCGGCTGCCAGCTTAGGCTGCATGCTGCTCTTCCGTCTCCCTTGGTAGCGTGTAGAAATCGACCATGTCGGTATATTGGATGACGCTCATATCGGCGGTCGCATTTGCGGCGCCGGCCAATTTGCCCATCAGGAACGGATCGGGCGCTTCCCTGGCAGTGCGAACGAGACCGGCCAGATACATATGGCCCTCGCGCGCGTAGTCGGCGAGGAACTGCAAATATACCTTGGTGACCGGATGATGCTTCCAGGCGTTGAAAAGTTCCTCGCCGATCTCACCCAAGGGCGTTCGCGATGGTTCCAATGTATGCGTCCTCCGGATTTCCGCCGAGCGGCGGCAACACTCTTCGTGCACCGCCGACGCCGTTGCGGCCTTCGGCCGGCTGCTGTAGAAACTTCATTTCCGCCTCGAGAAACTTGATCCACTGCGCCGTTTCCTCGAGAGGCGTGGCTGCGTTCGCCTTGTCCGCGTTCGCGATGTTCAGAAGGGCCTGCGTGATGTCCTTCATCCGCGAGAAACGGGCGCTCTCTTCCCTGGTGGCTGCCTCGCGCTCCTTTACGGCGATCTCGCGGTTGATGGCCTCGAGCTGCGCCGTCTGCGTCAGGATGGCGGGATTGGGCGGCACCTGCTGGACGATCAGATTGTCGGTGCCCGGAATGCCCATCGTCGTGAAGATGCGCTTGCGAACCTCGATCTGCTCGATCAGCGGATCGTTCTGATAGGCCATCAGGAACTGCGCCTGCGAGGCGCGCTGCATGTCCGTGACCATGTTCGGGTCGCTGTACGGCTGCACGCCGCCGCCCCGCTCATAGTCCGCTTTCTCGACCTCGCGCCATTCCTCGCCCACTCGATATTGCGAAGTCTGCGGTAGATAGATCGAATTGAGCCGGTAGAGCTTGTCGAACTCCTGCCGCAGAGAACGGTGGATGCGCTTGAAGGTCGCCGTAAATTCGTTGAGGCCCTGTTCGACGAGTGCCATCATCGTGGTCGGCGGCGTGTTGGCCAGCGCCGCATCGCCGGACAGGACTTCCTTGACGGAGGCGGCGTCCTTCGCCGCCTCGATCAGGAGGCCGATCAACTGAAACAGAACTGGACTCGGGCCGGGATGGTTGAACGGAACGATGGAATCCTTCAACGTCTGGCCGGGGACGTTGAGCATCTTCCACTCGCCGAGCTTGAACCTGAGCGAGCCGGTGTGCATCGACATGCCGCGGCCGATGAACCCGCCGCCCGTGTTCTGCAGGCTCGCGGCATCGAAGGTCTGGTTGAGAGCGGTATTTATCGCCTCGTTGAGCGGGTTCAGAAGCTGGCCGAAACCGATGCCGTAGATACCGCCGTCCGGGTTCGGGATGAAATCGTACTTGGTATAATAGTGGACGGGCTTTATCCGCCGGATCTCGCCATCCTCGCCCGTCTCGATGCCGTCCGCATCGAACCGCGCCACGATGCGCGCAACCTTGCTGGATTTCTTGTGCACCGTGACGATGTAAGGCTCGGAATAGCCGTCGTCGTCGAGATCGAGCAAGCGGTGCTGCTCGAGGAACTCGATGGGCGCGTCCTTGTCTTCGCCGCCGTCGCCCTCGTACGTCAGATCGAGGAACAGTCCGGTTCTGACCTTCTCCTCGATCTCGTTCGGATAGAGGCCGATGGGCTCGGTGAGGCGCGGCGCGCGCTCCACCGACTTCGCCTGATGATTGACGATCAGGTTCTGGGCGAGTACCAGGAGCGAGGAATTCTCGCTCAGCGCCGGATCGTGGAACGTCTTGCGGAAGGCGCAACCGACGATGGGCAGGATCAAGGTGAGCTTGTCTGTGTCCGACTCCCACTCCGGCATTTCGAGGAGTTGCCAGGACATATGCTCGCCGATGCGGGTGGCGCGCTCCTGCTTGGCGCCCGGCTTCACCAGCCACAACTGTTGTGGGGGCTGTTCTTGCTCGGCGCCTTCCATCGGCGGGCCGCCGTTGTGGCCCATCGTGGGGGGCTGGGCTCCGCCCATTTGAGGCGGCGGCATCGGCTCCTGCGGAGAGAGAGCGGCGAGGCCGTCGGCCGGCGCCTGTTGCCCCATCTGTCGCTGCCCCATGAATTGGAGCAACTGTTGCATCGTCTCCGGGGGCATCGGCACGCCGTCGTCCTTGCCGACGACCGCGCCCTTGACTACGTTACGCCCTTGGATGATGGCGGGATAGGCCCGTGCGTTGAAATACTTGGCGGCGGTCGTGATGATCGGGAATATGACGTTGCTGGCGCCGTCCCAAGGGTGCGTTTTCCTTTTGGCGACCTGCAGAGCGAGATCCATCGCTTTGCCGGTCTTGCCCATCCACTCCGAGCGGGAATCGTCGTCGATCTGGCACTCGCGCACGACGCGCTGGCCGATATCGTTGAGCGTGCTTTCGTCCAGCTCCTCGGCGATGTTGACGGTCCGGGAGATGTCGGCCCAACGGTTGAGCCGCTGGATCGGGTCTTCCTCCTGTTCCCCGAAGTCTTCCATGTCCTCCTCGAACATGGGCATCGGCTCGCCGGGCATGTCCGGGGACAGCATGCCCATGTCCGGAGGCGGCATTCCGCCGTCCAGCTCTTCGAGCGTCAGGAGATCGTCGATTTCGGGGGGCATCCGCGCGCTACTCCAACTCCGCAAAGCTGAAGCCAGAGATAACCTGCTCACCCTCTCGGGTGAGAGGCATGCGTGGCCCCCTGACGATCACCCCAAAGCGTTCGCTGGTAATGTCAACCACATCTTGCGGCACAATGGCGGTAATCGCATGCTCGCCATCAAGTCCTAACGCCTTCGCCAGAACCTCGTAAGTGACCAATATCTGACCTATGCGCTTATCCATCAGTATCCGCCTCCCTTGCGCATCAGGCTTGCGCGTGCTCTATTATGCGCACCTTGGCGGCGATGGGAGGCGCCTCTGGCGTCTCTTCCCCTTCGAGCTTGTTGCCCGGCATGACTTCGTAAGGCAAGACATGCAGGCGACAGTAGAAGTAATACTCGCCGTCCCCGTAGGTGAATTCAGGTCGGCAGCGCCAAACGATGGACTTGCCGGCAATGTCCAAGGAAACGGCGAAGCTCGCGACTTGGTTGATTACCGCACGATGGTCGCCGTTCCGCCAGGAAAACGTCTGATACGCATACCTCGAGCAGTCCCCGTCTATGGAGCTGCTGTAGTAGGCGACGGGAGGGCCATCGGCCTGCGCAATCGATCTGAAGGCCCAATTGGCGCAGCCTAGACCTTCGGCGATATTGAGGGCAATGCGTGTCTTGTCGTCCATGGCGTCAATAGCCGGTAGGTCGGGGCTTCGGGCGCGGCTTAGGCTTTGTCTTGGGTTTCTTGGCCATCAGTATCCGCCTCCCTTGCGCATCGGCATGGAAGCGAGGCCGCCGCCATCGGTCGGCTTGGCGACAGGCTCGGGCGTTCCGCCGTCTTCGCCGTAGCTGTCGTTGGATGCGATGCACTTGCGGATCGAGAGGCCCTCGGCGGCGAGCTTCGCGACGTTCGGCTGGCCGTCGGCCTTGATACGTCTGGCCATGGTCACTTCTTTCCTTTCGGTTGCCTCAGTATCTTTGCAATGGCCAGGGCCCGATAATGGGTTCCAGGTAGCGCCACCAGAAAGGCGGCATATGCGTCTGCGGGGGTCTGTTATTCGGCGTCAGGCCGCCAGTCGGCCCCGGCGGCAACTCTCCGACCATGCCTCGACGCGTTCCCTCCAATATCCTGTCTATGTAGTCCTCATGGTCGCGACGGCTGTAGTCGCCAGCCATCGGCGGCATGGACTCCAGGAGATCGTGCAATTCGTCGGGAGATATATTGCGACCGTGGAATCCTCTCGGATCGACATGATGCACCCGACCGAGTACGTAAGGTCGCCCAGGCGGCACGCGGTCGTGAACCGGAGTCATGAATACATTGCGCGTTGCGGCGCCCAGCAAAGCGCTCAATCGCACATGGTCGTTTGGATTCATGCCATCGTCATTCTTTTGCCGTTGAGTGGGCATCACTTCTTCCGGTATCGTAGCGTCTTGCGTTCCCGAGTGCCAACTGTCAGTACCCCGTGACCGCGCTCCGCCCCGCGTCGCCCACCTCCACGTCCCCGAGCGCCTGCATGTCGTCCACCGCCAGCCTTGGCGCGTCCGCACAGAGTAGATGCGTCGCGCGCATGAGGCCGTCGGATTCCTCGACGATCTCCCCGGTCTTGTCGCGGCGGTAGGAGCGGTATTGCGACCACCAGTCGAGGCAGGTGTCGAACACCTTGAGCCGCTTGGTGGACAGCCGGCGCGTCACCTCGGCTACGCCGGCATCGGGGTCCACATGGGAAGTGAACACGTCGAGGTGGAGGTCCAGCAGCGCGTCTATGATCCGCTGGCCCTCCTGTTGGGATCGCCCTCGCGCCAGATGATCGAACAGCCCCGGAACCCAACCGGCCCGCTTCTTGACGGTGTCCGCCACGATGGCCAGTTCGTGACGCGGCATCACGACCTCGGAGTAGATGTAGAGCACATCGGATTCGCGCTCGTGGGCCGCCCACAAGGCCGAGGCTTTGGAGCGGTCTATGTCTAGGGCCCAGATGCGGGGCCAATGGCGGGGGAGCTTGAAGTCCGGCTTAGGTTCCACTACTGATCCGCATTCTTCGACAGCATGAGCGCAACCCGCGCCACATCTTTCGCCGAGAGCCAGCCGACTGTGTGACCGTTGTACTCGAGAAGGATGGCCGTGTCCGCGTTACCGTTCACATGAAGCCAGACGCGGCTCATATCGTTGGATGTCGCCTCTGGCTTCAGCGTCAGAACGTTACGCAACTCTTCCTCGCTCGGTCTACGCATCATCACGCCACTCCCATCGATCTCTTTCCTGGTGGGCTCGCCGGATGCGTCCAGGACGTGCTCGTATCCTGCCGCTTTGGCCGCCTCGATCCGGGCAGGATCGTCGCGGAACCAATGGCACAGATAGCCGGGGATCGGATCGTCACGATCGTCGCGCGCGGTTTCATTCTCTCGCTCATCTGGAGATGGAAGAAGGGCGAGCGGTTCCTCCGATTTCAGTTCGCCGCCCTCGATTGGTTCTTTCGCCTCCGCGCGGCGCGCACGCTCTAATTCTAACTGCTCGGCAATGCGAGACGCGTTGGCCGCCTGCTGAGCCTGTTGAAAGTAGTCAAGACCGCCAAATATAACACCCATGATGCCCACTCCCTTTGACCACATGTTCACGCGGCTCCATGCACCGCGAACTCGCTTTCAGGCGTTGCGTACACGGTGCCGCCGTCGAACATCCGAACTTGCTCGCAGGCGTAACGGATGGAGTCGATCACGTGGTTCTTCTTATCGTCCAGCACCGGCAGAACCTCGCCCGTCAACTTGTCCACCTTGTAGCTGTAGCCGGTCAGCTCGTCTATCGCGTGCCGGCAATTCGGATGGACAACGATGTCGAACGACTTCAGGAACTCTATACCGTCTTCCAGGCTCCCAGGCCCCTTGCGCGCCGCCTGAATGTGGGGATATCCGTTGCGACGCATGTAGTCGATGGTTTCCGGCCTGGCGCTGTCCGCCGTGATCGGCCACTTGCGAGAGCCGTCCACCTTGTCGAACAGTGTCGGCGTTCTGTCGATCGCGCACCCGACCTCGTAAGCCTCCTGGTCTATGTAGAGCGTGCGGCCGACGATCCAGCAACGCACCAAAACCGTGGGGTCTATCGCGAAGCCCCAATCGCCGCCGTAGTAGGGGCGGGCGCCGGGGGGAACATCGTATGTGTCGACGCGCCAGTTCTTGAAGACGCGAGCCTCGGAATGGCGCTGGTAATCGCCAAGCCAGATGTGCGCGTACTTCTCAGGGTCTCTGCTACGATCCCTCTCCATGTCCCGCCGCAGTTCGGGCGGAAACCACGGATTGTCCTGGTAGGTGACCGAAACGAGAATGAAGTCCGGATCGCCCTTGTTTTCCTCAAAGAGCACGTCCACCGGATCTTTCGGCGATACCGGGTTCCAACCGAACAAGAGCGAGGAGTCGGGTGCCCGGATCGTGGGCAGGAGAATGTCCAGCGACCTCTGGCTGATCGTCTGGGCTTCCTCGACGAATGCCCGCTTGAACCCCTCGAGCGACTTGATCGACGACGCCGTGTGCGTCTTCAGACCTCGAAACACCATGAGACTGTCGCGAGGCCCGACAATCTCTTGTTCCGTGATCTTGAACAGCCGCTCAACGTCAAGCGCCCTGATCTTGTCCTCAACGAGCTGCTTGACACTATCCTTGATGCTGCTCTGCACCTCACGAAGGCAGGCGACCCGCGTGTGCTCTCGCACCATCTCCGCGACAAGCAACTCGCAGAAGAAATGCGACTTGGCCGCGCCGCGCCCGCCTTTAGCCCCGCGGAAGCGCCTTTCTTGCAGGAGCGGGCGGAATGCTCTCGGATACTGTATCCGGCGGATCGACGGCGACCCATTCAATTCGCGTGATCTCGATTGGTCCGCCACCTTCGCCCATATGCTGGATTGCCTGCAATCTCGGATGGACGTAGGGCGCCGCGTCTCGAGCGCAATCTTCGGCCAGCTTGCGCATGCCCAAGGCGCCCTTCAGATCGTCCACATTCAGATTGCTGGCTTCGGCAACCCTCGCTATCAGTTCATCCGCTTGCCGGTGCGCGAAGCGCATGTTCTCCAACATCACCTCTAGCGGTGTCAAGCCTGCCGCTTTGGCTTCCGCTACGATTGCGGCCTGCTCTGTCTGGCGCTCCACCGTGAGCTTGTTCTTGGTTCCCCTGCCCCGGCCGCCGGTCTTTTTGCCTTTCGCCATCTACTTTCTATCTACTTTAGATAAAGTAGATCATGCCTCCCGGAGCCGTCATCGTTTTTCAGGCAGAGTAACGCTAAATCAGGCGCCTGTATATCGCCTCGGCGCGCTTGTTCACAGCGCAACGCCAGCGGTTGGCGGTCTTCAACCCAGCCACCCTCACGAGATCGCCCTTCAATTCGTCCATGGCAGCGAACAGGGCTTGCAGATAGCGCTCTTCCTCAGCTTGTAAGGCTTGGCCGGTGTCGACAATCACAGTAGGCATCCCGCAACCTTCACGAAAAGAGGCCGCTCGGCGAACCGAACGGCCCAAGTCTGGGGAGGAAACGCCCAAGGGGGCAACGACGGCATCCGAGACAGTGGAAACCGCCGCGCAGCCCGCGCGAACTGTGACTGTGGGAGTTTGCTTGCCGTTGCGAGCGAACGGAGACCACGACCCAGAGGAGAAGACGGGGGATGCAAGCGCCCACCGCGCGAAGCTGCGCGCCGATTTCCGAACCGATCGGAATAGACATGCCCTTCCAGGGGCCGAAATGATCCGGCGGTGGCTCGGCAACCGCTATTGCTCTAGTGGCAAAGGATGGTGCCGATGTGGGCAGTCCTATGTGTAGAACGCCACGCCACCGAACTGCGCACAGCATATTCACACTTTTTTCAGTTTTGCAAGCCCATCGACCCTGACTTTAGAGAATTTTCCGAACACCTTGACATCCAAAGTGACATTTTCGCCGCGTATGCCGGTTGTCGTCCCCGTGTGGCCTTGGAACGGGCCTTCCGAAATGAGCACCCGGTCTCCCACTTTCAGGCTCGGTTCCCCGTGCACCTCCGGCTTGTATTTGCCATCCGCTACGCTCTCCAGGTATTCGACCTCGGCTGGCGGGAGGATATAGGGCGTCGGCGACCATATCGGCCCGAGGAAGCCGTAAATGGAGCCGACGATTTCAGCCGGATCTGCGTCCTTCGGCATCAGCTTGCCGGTGATACGGTTCCACCCTGCCGCCCAATCGCGCAAGGGCCAGCTCGCGAACAGGTATCCGGGGAACAATGGCCATTTCCACGGGCGGTTGTTCTTGCGGACTGTGCGCAGACCATCTCGATATGGAACCATGACGGTATACCCGAGGCGCCGCATCTGGCGCTCGGCCACGATTTCCCTGCCTTGCTGGACACGCAACACATACCACGGTTGCCGGTCGCTCAATCCGCGTCCCCCTTCGTCATCCCCGTTACCCCGGCCTCCGCGGCACGAACCCCACCTCGTCCGGGATGCGGTAGATGCGCCGGCCTTGTGCGTCGAGCAGCCCGGTATCCACCGGCGGGCCAACGCTCACCGTGGGGTGGACGATGGTGGGCGGCACGGACCAATCCCATTCGGCCTCGGGCGGTTGGCGAACGGCGACGTATCGGCTCATTCTGAGGCAACCTTTTCTGCCCAGTCCGCCAGCACGCGGCGGTACGCGCCGCAGTGCCAATCCCGCAGCGCGATCGCGTCCGACAGTGCGTTGTGCGGAATTTCCGGCTTCGGCTCGCCGGGCGGTGTCGCGATCAGTTGCATGCTGCACGGGATCATGAAGGACTCCGCGTAGGAGTCGCCGCACATCAGGTGCATCAGGTGCTCGAAATCTGCAGGCCAGTCGGCCCAGATCGTCACGCCGGATGCCTGACGCGAGAGCAGGTATTCCTTGAGGGAGAAGCGCACCACGACCCATCTCCCCTCGACGGTCGGCTTCATGGCGTAGAGCTTCGGGTGCACGTTCTCCTGCACCCACGGCTCGGTCGCGATGTTGCTAAAGATGCCGTACCAGTGCTTGCCGTCCTCCGCCGCAAGCGCGAGCGAGACGAGGCTGCCGTTGTGGCCGTCGAACTCGGTGTCGAGATACAGGTTCACTTCGCCCTCCGTTTCGCGACGCGCACCTCCTCGCTCAGGCCTCGCCCTTCCTGGCAGGGCGCACGCTGGCGCCCCGCTGCGTCGGTTGCCTGCGCCATGCGGACCGTCAGAAGCTCAGCTTCACGCCCGCCAGCACGGTGTGGCTGGTGGCGTCGATGTCCTTGAAACAGGCGAAGTCCGGCACGTCCCACTGCCCATAGAGGTAGCGGAAGTCGAGGGAGAGCTTGGAGCCCGGGATCTTCATCTCCAGACCCGGCCCCGCCTGCCAGCCGTCCACTTC